GTTTTGTCGTGTCGGCTGATACCGATAGCAAGGTCACTTTTCAAGGTCCTATCAAGCCCGATTTAGGTCGTTGTTCGTCAACGAGCGGGAAGACGGTCCAAGAATCCAACGTTCAGATTCTACAGTCCAATAGGTGCGCGCAGGAAGCGAATGGTCTCAAGTGCAAGATTAAGGGGTGTCCCAGAACACATGCCAACCAAGGAGAAATCCGGACGGAGGCTTTGGTTCACCCTGAACATCGTGAGATCGATCCTGCGTGTTTCTATACGATTCATCTGATGCAACGCGGTGAAATGACAAAGGTAGGATCCGCCTCAGCCACATCGTACGGATTCCTGACGGCACGTCATGTGTTGTTCGGAACCGACGACTCTCCTCATGTCCCTTTGGAGACCGTCGAGGTGCGAGACTGGCAGGGGCGTGTGGCCCATATCAACCCCCTCACTGTGCACTGCCCGCGTGCAGGGCAGTTGTCGCCTGGTCAAATGTACGACTTTTGTAAGTTTCGTACGGACGATGTAGAGTTCAATCTGGCAGCGAATAAGGTGCGTGTACCAATGCGCAACTTGAAGTCGCAGTCTGATCAAACTGTAGTCCGTATGCTTAGGTCGCCCAGGGACAATCTGCGAGGGTCGACGGTCCCTGTGGTGGAAGCCGGTGCGATCACTTCGATCGACCGTGCAACTGCTATGGTTATGTCTACTCTCAACACATTACCATCTGATTCCGGCGCCCCCGTGTTTGATATTGACGGTCATCAGATCGGAATTCATCACGGAGCTGTTGTCGGTAAAGGTGTGAACGTGTTCCTGTTGTTGTACCCCACATCTGCCGTTCCCTGGTTCTGTCAGTCAGAGCCGGGTTTTCAATAACCCCTGTGTACCACGATTTAGAAGACGTGTACGACACTGCGTTTGTAATAAGACGCGTCACGTCAGGTATACAGGGGGATTATCAACCTCCAGTGAATGTGGAGTTGATGGAGCTTGTCCAAGGTAGGCCTGATGAGGATCTGAAGATACCCTTTGGCTACGCGCCCGCTGTTTTTTCGCGGCAGTTGCTAGAGAATGACTTCAAGAAGAACCTCCAGTCTTATGAGTGGGCTCCTGATGAACGTGCGTGGGGGATCGCCAAAGAGGCTTTCCGGTTGTTGATGCGTAGCTACCTGTTTGGTGGGCTCCAGTCTTTTGAGTGGGCCTCCAATCATGCGGATAAGACTACATCACCCGGGTACCCGTTGAATCTGAAGTACAAGGATAAAGGTTCTGCCCTAATCGGTGAGGACGCCTTGCTTCGTGAGATCGTTGAGCAGATATTTACTCGCGGTTCTTTCGATGTTCAGTTCGAGTATAAGCCAGGAAAATTCATGCGGTGGAACCACGTGTATTACCAAGTCTCTCCTAAAGGGGAATTGCGGACCGTGGATAAGCTACTGTCTGAAGATTTGTCGAAGCGTAAGACTCGTACCTTCATGTGTGGTGACCTTGTGCTTTATTTGGTCACTGTCATGTGTTATGGAGAGCAGCACGACATGTTCCTGAGCATGGCCTCTGGTGCGGAGTGGAGTGCGGTGGGGATGACCCCGTGGTACGGTGGCTGGAACAGAATGGCAGGCTACTTGCAGTCTAGGTCTGGGTCGTTGGAGCAACCTCCTAATATGTGGTGTTTTGATGTAAGCCACATGGAAGCGAGTGTCAACGATAATATTCAGACAGTGATTGATCGTGTGAGAAATGAGTCCCTTGTGACCTACTCACGTCGTGCTCTTGAGTTTGTGCACGAAACGAATGTAGCTTTGTATGTCATTGG